GCCTGACTTACCTTTAACAAGTATCTGGATATGTCCATCAGCCCAGAACTTAGTCAGCTTGCTCCCGTTCTGCACAACATAGAGAGGAGACGCAGCTACCAATGGCGAACCGATTGACTTGAGTCCAGTATAAAGCGTTGCTGCTGAAGCCTGACTGACCGATCCAAACTTGAAATACTGTGCTGCAGTATCGTCAATGTTGAACGTACTCAGCAGGTTCAGGAACATTGGTTTGACGGCAGACCGAGGGCCATCCAACCGAGAAGGGTTGCTGCTCAGAATAGAAAGGACATCATCCCCGGTGCTGTTGGCATCGTCTGCCAAGTCCTGAAGCCACTCATGCAGTTCAAGCACCGTATGAATCTGTGGAGCAGTAGCAACCCTGATATCACCGCCAGAGCTGATTGAAAATTCTGAAGCTGTTATAGCTGACATATCTTATCTCCTATTCATCCAGTTCTTGAAGTGCCGTAATAGCCGTAGTTTCCCCACTGACCAACGTAACAATAGTATCCCACTGCTTATAAGCCGGTGAGCCAGTCCCTTTGCGAATAACTACCCGCACCTCGCCAGCGTATTCAATCTCTATGCTCGTTGCAGAACCTGCATAGAGCACTGTTTCGTCAGAGGTTTTGGATACCTTAACCATGCTGCCAGAAACCATGCTGCTGATCTGGAGGGTGGATACATCAAGTGGGTAAATCGCAGACCGTTGTGCTGCGGTAGTAGTGACCATATTTAACGCCACACCACCAAATGAGGTCCTATCGGCTGTGTTGCTTTGCCCTTTGATCTTTATTCTAAAGCCGATAGCCGGGTCTATAACCTCAGAGCTGACATTTGCAATAGGAGTCCATGCACCAAAGCCAGCTCCTGTGTCTATCTGGTAGGTCGCTGTAATGGTTCCTAAAGCATATGGCCAAGTGCCATAAGTTATCGACGTAAACGCAGTATACCCCTTTATCCAGTGAGGACACTCAGCAGTAATATACCCATACTGCCCCTCCCAAAGAGTCCAAGAAGACCCTCCAAAGTGTGATGCACCCTCACCTACGAAGTAAGGAGCACTCTCAGGCGTAGTTGCGTTAAAAAGGATCATCACCGCACCTGCAGTTGCTGAGGTGAAGAATGACAACCAGTGCGTCCCGCCAACAGCGTTAGGTGACCATAAGTCAGGAGATCCGCAAACAGCTAGATAAGTATTGTTACCAATCTGCTCACCCCTATAAACAGGGTAAAGCTCATTATAGATTCCTTTAAAAGTAGCATTTACCAACGAGTAATCCGAAAATGGCGTTCCTCTGCCAGCCGTTGTATATATTCGGTCGAACTTTAAGCCTATATTCATGTTAAGATTATAACTGAACTGAAACGCCCCCATACTTATGTTTGCAGTACCAAGATTTACAGGGTTTGCCTCTGTACCTATATTTCTTAACTTGATGTTGGAACAGTAAACACCGTAGTACACCATCCCGTTATAACAATGAGAGTTTAAACCTGCCGGGAAGTGGATGTTGTCTATAGTTAAATTATTAACACCTGTGATAAGTGTAACAACGCTAAGTCCATACGTTGAAGTTGTGTCAACACCCTGTACATCGTTATAGTAACCGATATTTTGTATAAGGTTTCTTACACCGCTTAGGGTAGTTATCGATAAACCGCCTGATCCAAACGTAGAGTTTGTAATTGTAATATCACGGCTGGTTGATATACCCATTATATGCCGAGCACCGGTTTTTACTTTTACCGCTGCTAAATGTAAATCGTTCAGGACAAGACCAGTAGCATTTTCAATAGATGCAACAGACCACCAGCTAGTGGTTAAACTATAAAATGCCATGCTCAAGCCATCAACTGTCAGTGGAATTGCCGGCTTTAATGTTAATGCTACCCCTTGGTCTACGCCGGTGCAGCCGACAATAATATTCTGCATCGACGATGCAAGGGCGAGACTAGGTTTAAGGTAATTCACAAAAGAGCAATTACTTAGTGTCATCTTTCCATATATGTATGTATCGTGTATTTGTATTCCGAGTGATGCTTTATCAATAATCTGATGCTTCATCCCGTCTAATCTGTAATACGTACCAAAAGCATTAGCACCAGTAAAACCTATGTTTGCAGTTCTTGCTGCTGTGGTACACGTTTGTACTATTACATTACCAATTCTAATTTTACGATTAGCTGGTGGACAGAACCCGGAGTAGTTTGATCCATCGCTACTACCAAGTCTCAAAACTCCGTTAATATCAACGTAACACCACTTGCCCCTAACAGCGTCAGTCGCAACCGTGTTGACACCTGCAATAGCTATAATGTTGGGATACCTGTCGTAAGATGCAGAACCCTCAGATGACTGCACAAACACCCCACCTATTGTTAAAAGTGACCCACTTGTGGGTAGCTGGTACGCTGTGGTCCGGTCTCCAGTAGTTGCGCCGACTTCGTACCACTCACCAAGGATAGAACCAACACCACCATAGGTCAGTGAGAATTGTGCGTTAGCGTCGCCTACTATCTCAATCCAGCCAACAATGTCAGGTCCTGTGGCCGTTGCAGTAACGCCGGACAGCGTGAGTGCTCCAGAAGCAAAAGGTACATCATTCCACTGCTTGATCTTAATCCAGCCTGATGCTGGCATAGCGCCACTTGTTACAGGTGCAGCGTTAAGTGCAGTCCAAACGCCGAGAAGCTTACCTGATGCCGAGCCTTGTGTGACCAGTGAATTAAGGGTCGGTAGTGTGCCTGAACCATTATTGAATGGTATTAGTCTGATTTTACGCCCGTCAATAAGCACATCTCCAAGCTTTCCAGATGTAGTTCCTATGATCCCAAGGGATGTACTTGTGGTCTGATTTAATCCATACCTTGAGTCTTGATCAATCGTAAGAAATCCGTTACTTAGGGTATAGGCATCCCCACCAGTTTTGCCCACAAGTGTGTCTATATTGACATTCGCAGTAATGGTAAAGGTGGCCATTAGCTCAGGATCTCCGTTGCCCTACCATTTGCCAGAAGTCCAGCTTGCTCCATCATGTTGACGCCTGCGATAGTGTATGGGAACATTAAATCAATCTCTTCTGAAACCATGAACAGCTGCCAGTAGTAATCCACCGTTGCATTCTGCGCTGCTGCTCCTTTGATAGTTGCAAACTCCTCAGGAGTAAGCCGAGACAGAAATGCCCGCTTTGTAAGTACGTTGGAGATGATAGTTGCATCCTCAATCACTGGCTTGGCCGGGGTGATAATAAACGCACCATTCTCGTACCGCACAGCCGCACCAGCGTTGACAAGTTCTGCCTCAATGCCTGACAGTTCCCATTCAGCTTGGGCACCAGTAACGGGTTGGTCTGTGCAAACTATATACCCGTCCATTAAGTATGCTTTCATTGCTTATCCCCACTACCTACGTTTTCTTAATTTAATTACATTATCTAAGGTAACTCGTGCCAGTCGTGCCATTGCACTGTCAGAATACTTAGTTAACTCTTTAGTCGATAATAGCTGCAAAATTTGTTCAAAAACTTCGGCATCAAGCTCTTCTTGGGTGGTAGTAACCGGGGCTATAACTTCGTCTACCGCAAGCCCACATTTTCTAAGCAAGAACTCTCGGTCGTCCACCATTGTAGTATCACCTGTGACACTTTCATACAGATGTAGCAGCCTTCATAAATCCATTTACCTAGCAACGGCAACAGTGGCCGGTTACTTAAAACTAACCCAGGCCCACAGGCCTTTAATAATATCGTAGTGAGATACGAAGGACAAAATTACGTTAGCGCTTACTGCTCCAAACCAAAAATACCCCCACTTAGATGTAGAGAACTCTAGGAACATCAAGCCTTTCTGAGATGAAATGATCTCTCTACTTCTAGTTAGCGTCTTATCTCCGCTGAGATGGTCTTCTATTAAGCCGTGTGCTTCTTCAATGCGATCATTATTTATGCAGTTATCGCAGTGATTATCTTTGTGTTGCTTAACGTTATCCGTAAGGTCTTTTACTAGGACTATTAACTTGTCAACTTCAGCACGAGTGTCGTCAATGCGCTTGTGCACTATAGTTTTGTCCTCGGTCATAGCCGAGATCTTTTCTTCCAGGCGTGATAGTTTGTCACAGGCCACGATGAACTTCTCTTGGCTCTGTTCAAACCTAGCGTTAGAATCTCTAATAGCACGCTCTAGAGACTCTAGGCGCACTCCAAGAGTAGCGTACTGTTCAATGGATTTTAGGGCAAGTTCCTCAAGATCTACAGCCATTGGCTACTTCCTCTACTCTTTCGCTTAGTTCTATATTTTTGCACATATATGTGGCATTATAGATGTCTGCCAGTATTTTGTATTCATCACCAGTCAGCCCAGTGTTGGCGTATACTTTTACAGCAGGATAAAACTCATTTAACCACTTGCACACATCTGCTCCAGACTGCATATTCAGTACAAAGTCTACAACAGCTATGTCTGGTGTGTAACTAGCCACTGTACGCATAAAATCGTAAGCATCGGTACATAGATATATGTTACTGTCTGGCATTAACCTAGTTAGGTTTTGATACCACAGAGCTAGCTCAATGCGATCATCGTCCAGTACAAAAATAGTCATACTGTTACCATCTATAATCGACGCTTATGTACGCGACCCCTTCTGTGTTCTGCAGCTGCTTTGTGCGTATTTCTACCTGGGTAGAGACGTAGGAACTACCTACTCGAAGGAAAGACCACTCACCGCTTACTTTGGCCGTTTGAGCCCCTTCGTCTGTGGATATGCCGTAGGCAATTCCGATGCGACGCTTGTTAACAAACTCGACAAGTGATCTTTCCCTCTCTCTTATTAATATACCTGTAGAGCCGTCTTTTTTATTAACCGTAGAAACAATATTAAATCCACTCTCTGATGCTGGTGTTACTGCAGTGTTAAGTACTTCTATATCAGTATTGGTTTTTATTTCTTCAGGCAGCTGAGGTAGTTTTTTTATGGCTATGTCTTTTGGTATAACTTGTATGGACGGCAAAGCAACAGACACCTTCGGTATGGATCCAAGGCCAGCAATAGGCTTAGCCGAGACATACGTATGGCTAGGTACTGGCAGGTCCGGACTGTACCAATTAACCAGTGCTGATACACACGCAAGAAGGCACACTGTTGCCAGTGTGCCTAGTAAGACTTTAGTTCTAGTGGTAAGTTCGGCCATTTACTTCACCCTGATAAACCCTTCTACTGGGAATTTAGTTCCTATACCTAACGTACGTTCCCGCATAAAAACTCCGTCACCTTCTCGCTGAGAGCCCTTATTGCCTGAGCTGGTGTTAGCTTCCACCGTAGTAAACGCATTGTTACCTGTCTGGGTAAGTACTACACCAGTATGTCCGTTCCAGTTACTATTTCCAGGTAGCTTATTATGTGACCATATCACTACGTCAGCTGGAGCTAGTTTTTCAATGCCCTGCTTTACTCTAACGGAAGAAACGATCTTAAACTTGTATGGGTTTTTCTTGGCCGCACTGTATAGTGTAGAAACCCTTGCTGTTTTAGGCAGCGGTTGAGTAATACGTAGGGTATCTGAGGCTTCCTTATAACAACCACCGACCACAAAGGCAGCACAATAAGGGTTACCCTGAGGAAGGCCTAAGTAACCAAGCCAGCGCTTTATCTCAGGACCATCGTTGTGTCCTGTGGCTTCTCTGACGTACGTGTACTTAGACGCCACGCTCACCACTTCGTATTGTAGGGAACTAGCTAACGACAGTGAGTGCCAGGGCAATAGCAACGACAAAGCCAACGGTAAAAATAGAGGCCGCAACATTGCCTTGGTCAAAAATTTCTGAAACCACATCATACTTGGTTCCTTTCAGTGCTTTCATAAAGCCTAGAGACGTGCCCAGCAAGATAGCCACGTTGATGCCTTTAACAGCGATGATCTGTAGATTGTCTTTAGTAAATTGCCCTGCGTAGAAAGCAAGAACTGCCGCTACTGCTACAGCAAGCACCGTAAACGCGTTTTCGTTAAACCACTTCATGTTAGACTCCTAGCTTTGCGTCAATATAGGCTTTTTGTGCCAATCTAAACTTAGCCTTAGTTGTATTTATTTCGTCAAGACACGACTCTACACTCTTTACGGTTGTAACATTGGTGTCGTTAATTGCAGTAAATATGTCATCTACCGGAAGTGTGTGTTTTATTTTCTCCAAGATATCAGGCTGGGCACATAAGGCGGCCTGTACTACTAAGCTAAGCAAATCTACCTGTGCCTCCAAGTACGCAAGTACGGAGTTGGCGTCGAAGTCTTTGAGGATTTGTCTGCGTAATGGTGCAGCTTTTGCAAAATTTGCCATCTCTGGATAGTATTTTGCAATTGTACTAGGCCCTGAAAATTCACCATTGCTATTTTCAAACTCAATACCTTCTCCAATAACAGATTCCTTATAAAGCAATATGACAATTTGTTCTGGATTGTCGCAAAACCACAATGCAGCAATCCTTTTTGAGTTATCCGTTGTTCCACTTAGCAACTCACCGTCTCTAGTAGTGTATTGCTGCCTAGTGGTTACAAACTTAATCTCCCCATCTAGAGTATACAGCTCTACGCCGCTTCTCTTAACGAAATGCTCTTCTGGTGTGAATTCGGCAGAACAATCAATGTTGAATTTACGCTCTTCTCCGTCACTTTCATTGACTAAGCTGTTTGTGTCGGCAGTTATAAATTTTATTACAAACGCACCATCATCCTTTTTTGAAAGGTCAACATACGCAAGTACGCTTGACAGTTCATATGGTGATAAAGACCTAGTTGCTACCACCTTTAACATTGCACACCCCTCATTCTAATGATTTTATGTTTTACTTGGTATCGCTCATACCAAGTTCGATTATTCTACTAGACAACTCTTTGTTTTCTCCGATTCTTTCCAATAGTTGTGCGAATCTTATCCAGATATTAAATTTTGAATAGCAATCAAAATGCTTTGTTTCTGGTGTGTTGAGAATACAACCTCCGCCGCAAAACTTCAAAACTGGGCAGCCCTTGCAGAATGTTTCTGAATAAGATAGTGTTTTAGAAGATGCTATGACACCGTTGCTTTCAATAGTACCATGTACTACTTGAGAACTGTGGCAGGTATACAAGTTACCCCTGATGTCTGTGTCACATAGTGAGTAAGTTATCCCGCACTTAGGAATATACTCGTCTTGACTAATCCTCCAATCAAGACCTTTTAACCATTCAAGCATAAATGATATTGCATGTGTCTTGAAGTTTTCATTCAAAATATCCTGATATATTTGTTCAAACACACCATCAAGAGCCTTCTCAAACTCAATACCATTTCCGCTATGCAATACAAATTCTTCTGGTGTCATCCCGTCTGTATTCTGTATGAACTCAAAATTTACAAACTCAGCTCTTCCGCTTACATTCTTCTCAAATTCTTCACAAAAATTCCACATGTCTCGCATGTCTGGATTCTTAGCAGAGATTACAGTCGAGAAGCTCCTGTTTTCCAACATGAGAAATGCTTCAAGATTATCTTTCAGTGGATCGTATCCACGATAATGTTGAGCATACCCATCGTGAGATATTGTTACTGGCATTTTGTAGTCATTTAGCTTTTGTGCAAGAGACTTTGACAACGCCTTACCATTTGAAATCACAGCAAAATCAATGTTTGCATCTTTTGAGCGAAGATAGTCTACAATTGCAAACATCTTGTTAGCGTACATTAGAGGTTCACCACCAAAAAATATCATAGTTATTTTAGTAGTTGGGTTATGCTCCGCAATTATATCAAGGGCGTTGTAATTTACCTCCCACGCTGCTGATATGTCCTTTTGGTGATGCTCCTGCATGCAGTACTGACAGCTCATATTGCAGGCATAACCTAGAGTCATATAAATCTTATGTACGTTCATAAACTCCCCTTAACTTGTGCAGTTACAGTTACAGTTACAGTTACAGTTATAGACACCTGTCCATCCTAACTCACGGTGGTAATGCGCTGTATTTACGAGCGCTTGCAGCAGTTGTGTGATGGTGTAGGTACCTGCACCTATAGCTGGGTCAACGTAAGAATACACTCTAGACTCGCCGTACCCAAAGCTACCGCCGGTATAAACACCACTTGGAAATGTACCAGAGGCAGAGCTGGCACCGTCTACCCATCCATCGAGTCGACCCAAGCCAAATTTATTTTCCCACGAATAAGAGTATGGTACTAAACCATACAAGTAGCCTGCAAGTGGAATAGCAGTAGAACTAGTTAAATATTTATAATTCGATCCGTAAGTACTACCAGTAAATGAGCTGGGTTTGGCTTCGCCATTCCAATAATGGGAGTTAAGGTTATTTACTACGGTGCTACTACTAACAACTAGAGGGGGAGTTCCGGTAGCTACCTGAGACACTAATTGTGTCTGTGCTGTAAGCTTTTTGGAGGTTAAGTTTCCGTCAGCCCCGTAGGTATAAACGGCAGCGTCAGTACCGTCTGACTTATTCTTAATAAGTATTTTTGCAGTAGTATCGCTGTCTTTTTTAAACTCCGCCTTGTAGGTAGTATCTATATTGTTGTCTAAATATAGTCCTGCATCAGAGCCCTGTATTACTTGTGGATTGGTAAATGTATTTGTGGCATCTTTAGTCGGAAAGTTGGCCGGAAGCGCACTTGAGGCTATCTTCCCTGCGGTGGTTATTTGTGCTAGTCTACCGTCAGGAATCTGCGTTGAAGAGTCTAAGTTGTCCTGGGTTATTTTTACGTTACCTAGCAGATAGTTAAGGGAGTTAAGGGAGAACATATCGGTCCAGGCGGGGCTTAGCTCTGTACCTAAGTTTTTCTGTATCTTTAGGTACCCTCCTGTCTCCACTATTCTCATATCCTGTGCGTTAACCTCGGTACCAATTAACCTAATACTAGGTGAAGACTTCTTAACCGCAAGTTCGCCTGTTGCTACATCTCCAGACTTTTTTAATGCATCTTTGTGCGTACCGTTTTCGTTATGCTCAAAGTCCAGCTGAGTTTTCAAAGAGTTAAAATTATCACGTAAGGGCTGTGATAATATCTGCGCTTGGTATTCTGGTTTTGTGGCGTCAAAAGCCATAGTATCCTCCTAATAAAACACTACCTAATTATATACTAGGTAGTGCAAGTTTTTCATTAGTTTTGCACCTCAGTGATAATCCATTGGTGACTGATTGCGCCAACTGTGGTTGGGGCCCCCCCGTATCTGGCGCGAAGGATAAAGCTAATAGTTGATGTACCAGAATTTGTTATGCTTGCCGCTATTGCTGATGGTGCGTAAGTATTAACATTAGTACCTGCGCCAGAAGTAACTCCCAAATCAACACTTGCAATTCCTATATCTGCAGTCCCTGTACTATTGTACAATCTAAATTGTGCTGCTGTATTAGTGCCTGCACCACCGGCAAGAACATACCCAGAAAATGAACACTGAATTATTATCGTGCTGTTGCTGGACTTGGGTGTTATTGATTTAGCGCCAGCGGTTACGTTAGCTAGTGTAGATGATGTAGTCGTAGCCCCAGCATCAGTAAAGGTTAGTGCTTGCAGAACATCACCCGCTGAATATTTGCTCTGATAACTGGAATCTGCGGCAGGCCCATTACCGGTTAGTACCTGACCTGCTGCGGCTGATCTGGATATTTTGGCGGGAGTAACTACGTTGTTATCAATAGTCCACGTTGCCCCGCTACCGGATACTGTTATGTCACCATTGTCACCGTCAGCCACAGAGATCGCAATGTTACCTGAACCCAATAATGAGATTGAATTAACTGTTTTAATGTTAGTGCCTGAAACTAATGTGGCTTGTCGGCTTGTGTCTGTGGGGTGCACATGATCGGCCCTAGGAAAGGTGACAAGTGTACCGACAGCCTGTGTACCGTTCATTTTAATGTCGGTGGCGGTGGCGGTGAAGTTGGTGGGGTGTACGTGGTCTTCTCTGGCAAACTTGGTCGCTGTACCTACCAGTGCTGTTACTGCTGGTGCAAGTGGAGTTGCTGCCGCACCTGTACTAGCTGTACTCTGAATGGTACTGTCACCGAATACTAAGTTACCGCTAAATTTTGCGGATCCGTTTACCTGCAGTAGACTTACTCCATCCTGGTCCGTAGTGTACCCTAGCAGTAATTTATTATTTAACACCTGCAGTGATGTTCCAACAGTTAGTCCATCTGCTGGTAACGTTAGGGCCTTATGCGCTCCTGTAGAAAAATTATGGTCCACACTAAGCATAGTAGCTAGTGCCGCCCAGTTATTTCTTATCTCTACCGATGTAAGCTGACTTTTATATCCTGGTTTGGTGCTGTCCCATGTCATGCGTTTCTCCTAATATCCTGTAGCTACCCAGTCAATTACTCCTGCTATAGCAACGTCACTGCTGTTATATACCTGTACCTCGAAATTCGTATTACTCTTACTTATAATTCTTGGATATCCTACTCCGGTACAGGTCAGCGATACTGTTGGAGGCACGAAAAACGGGTATGTAAACGTTATGGTAGTTCCTTCCGCGGGCACCGCTACGTTGCTATCTCGTTGCGTAACGTCTGGAACATCCACGTATGTTTTGAATGTGTCTACGGACAGGAGTCCACTGTAGTTTACCAGTGTCATACGTAGTTTAAAAACCCTAGCGGTTATGAACCCACCAGTAAACGGAGCCCAGTCTGAAAATAGATATGCTGAGTCCCATTCTGGTGCTACATCCCACATAACATTGTCGTCCCACGTTAGAGTATTCCCGTCAGACGTAGCTATTTCAATTTTAAATACATCACCTGCTCCAATAGTTAGGGCGTAATCAAACAACACGTTAACGTTCATTAGGTGGCCTAGGTCGTACTCTAGCGTTGAGTACGTGCCAGTACCAAGTGCAAAAAAGTCATATACTGTGGTGGAGTCGTAAGTAATACCAGAATCGTAGGTGTACACTGCTGGTAGTGATAGATGCCCACTATCCGTAGTAACTCCAGATTTAACCCCAGGCCATCCATCGCCACTTTCGTCATACGTAACATATATGTTGGCTAGAGGTACGTTTACCGCGTTACACGCAGCATTAGCTGCAAATATAGACTCGTTGCCATAAATATCCACCGCCTTTACCCAAAACATGAAGGTTCTGTTGGTGACGCCACTCATGGTGTGGTTAGTGTTGGGTGTATTTTCTACGATAACCATAGAGGCTTCCCAGGAAGAACCTTCCCTAACTGTGTATCCTAGAATATCAAGTTCAGCATTAGCATTCCAGGAGATGAGAACGGTGCTGCCTATCTGTTTTGCCTGTAGTCCAGAAACTACTTGAGGTTCTACTTGTGCTGATATACTAGCTACTGCTGGTACTTCTGAATAATTTCCAGAGGTATCCACGGCCTTTACCATAAACTCGTAATCCCCAGAAGCCTGTATAAAAACCTCGTTGTAGTATGTTTCTTTGATATAATCTTTTATAATCTCTCCTAATTCCCACGAACTACCTTTGCGTATTTCATAGTGTGACAAGTCCACGTCACCTGTAGGAGCCCAGCTGAACTTTATATAGTTGTTGTTGTTAATATTCTGTGTAGCGGTAAAGTTGGTTACATTTAGTGGTGGAGCTGTTTTACCAAGCAGGGTTACCGTAGCGAACGGAGCTGCCACAGAGTCCGCCAACGCCTGTGACATAGATTGTCTGGTACCGTCTTTATACAGGGAGCAAGCCACCAATTTATATACGGTATGTTCCTGTAAGTCTGGAATAAACAACGAACCTGTTTTGTTTGCTAACGTAACTTGATAGCTGTTGGTTCCGTCCACCCCATAGTATATGCAGGCACTGTCCCAAAACAAAGAGGTGTTCTGCGGTGAGAAAAAGCACTCTATGCCAGTCTTAACCGTGCCGTCGTTAGCAAGGTATATTCGCTCTGCTGCGGTAAAGTCCAACACGGATAATCTAGACGGTGATTCTAAGGACGTATAACTATGTACTAGTACTTCTGACTGGTCAGTTAGGTCCTCGGCAGCGGTGTACACGCTTGCGTTGTACTCCACGGCTACTACCTCTAGCTGACTATCCTCGTTTATCTTTAGTGACAACACACGAAACGGCTTTACCGAGTAGTCGGTCTCTCCAATAATGTAGATATCGCCACGCTCTGGGGTTGGATCTGGTACTTCTCCTAGTGTAACACTTCTGGTAGTACCTTCTGCCGCGCTCATACTATACGTTAATGGTTCCTGTCCCCGGTGTGCTATCTTAATCTCGTAGATAGAACCTGCTGCAACAACTAAATCATTGCTAAGCGTAAGCTCTCTGGTATCTGCGTTATAATCGGCTACCCTAGCTCCGTACCCCCACTGAGGCACATCGTGCTGGATACCAATCACATCAGTTACCATACACTGCAGCCCGTTGGACGCGGTCTTAAACGAAACCGTTTTTTGATTGGTGCGTCCAGTTAACAGGGCGTACTTGGCAAGCCTCCGCACGTGCTGATACCTAGTAACCCCAACCATGTTCATAGCTGCCTTGCGCTCTTCAACTACAATATCCGCCGCCTGCAAGTCCATGTGCTCAAGGCGAAACATGGAATACTCGTAGTGCCTGTCTGGGTTAGGCCACTGCACATCATATACGTTAGACACTTTTTTATATGAAGTACCCGACTGAGTATAGGTGCCATCTATAATGTTACTCATGTTGAAGAGCTGAGTGATGGGCTTTGGTCTGTTAATGTCTATCCACAGCATGCCCTCAGAGTAGTACAGTACGGCCTGCATGGTGGCGGTGATAATTCCAACCCATTCGGAGGCTGATTTAGAGCTGTCTATGACTATGTTAAGGGTGTATCTAGGAATACCGTTAACTAATTCGTCACAGTATCGCGCCATAAGATAAAACTGCGCCTTGATAATGGCTATTTTATCAGCGTCTAGTCTGTAGTAATCGCCAAGTCCGTACCGCTTATTAGTGAGCAGGTCGTACAGGCACCACACTGGATTGTCAGACCACTGCTTACTAGCAGCAAACGTACCATCCCACGTTACTGACGAGTAGGTGTGTGTGTCTGGGTTGTAGTTATTTGGAACGTAAATTTTTTGGCCACGCACCACCGAGGTAATGGTAGGCATACCTCCGGACAACTGCTCAGTAGCCTTTACCTTAAGCCCTAACATAGCTGTACACGGATATGAAAACTGATCGTAGTTTATCTCGTTAACGGTCTTCAGGTAGATCGCATCAGCATAGTTTAGGCTACCAGAGTGGTCTTCTGTGTTTCTAATAACTTTAAGTTGGTATGTGCCTGGTGCTGGTAACGAAAGTAGGTATTCTAACGCAATCTCAGACTTTGACTGCCCCGACATGTCAAATGCACCGTACAAGGTGTAACCAGGATTGGTGTCAAGCTTATAGTATATGCTGTAATTTACCGAGGTTGGTTGTAGGCCTGAAGTTCCAGAGTAATATATACTGGGTGCCGCAACTATAATTTTGACTGCATCAACTATTTTGGATGTTTCGTAGTCAGCTCCAGAGGCGTTAATTAAACTACCAACTGATACACTATTCTCAGTACGTGTAAACCACCCCATTACCTCCTGTGTGCTAGCACCTAAACGGTAGTCAGTTACTACGTCAGTGTAGAAATTAAGAGGATTCTTGTTTATCTCTACGTCTGAAATTCCAGTTATTTCACCTTCACACAGTCCTAGTTGTGCATACAGATAGGTGTCAGTACCCTCTAAGTCTGTGTATACGTTAAGCAGTTGCCCTCCCACACGGTGGGTACCGTAAACTAAACCTAGCGGTGTACCCACGGTAGTGGTGTTTCTAATTCCTGAGAATGAGTAGGTGGGGGTGTTTGATCCTGAGGAGCCGTAATCTCCAAAGGACGGCATGGACGGGGTCCCAATAATGAGTTCGGCTACACCAGATATAACCATACTCACGCCCATCATACCTACCATCATACCAATAGCATAATTAGCCATCAGTCCTGACACAAACGTACCGCTACCCATTGATAAAACTGCTATCACCACGGCTACAATTATCAGCACAACCCCAGCTATAATCTTACCTATAGCTCCGGATCCGCTGGGAATATCTTTACGTACAACAAGTGTGTCAGGGTCGCCCACCTCAATGTCTACCGACTCAGATTCCCAAATAAACTCTCCGTTCAAATAGAACGAAGACTTAAAGCCTTCTTCGGCCTGGTTATCCATCCAGTGAACGTAGAGCTGCGGGTATAACTGAAACATTTTATCTAGGCATGCTCCTAGCGTTCTACCTGCCACTACCAACTCAGACAATCCGTTTGTATATTTAAGGTACTCGTCTGAAAATTTAATTAGCATGTAGCTTCCTCTTATATCTGATAGCACCGTACACACGGGTAGCCCACTCACCTACCAAATAGTTATGCACGGCTGTGCCTAGCTTGGTAGTGTGGATGAAATAGCCCTGCTCTGAGTCTACAACAATTCCTATGTGAGATACTGCCCCGCGTGTTGTCAAAAACAGTACGTCACCGAACTGATACTGATCCGTAGGCCGTAACAACTTAAACCCATACTCTTTATACATAGACTTAAAGTAATCTTTGCCGAGCTCAGACCAGTTCTCGACGTAGTCCGTGAAATCTGGGGCCTCTATGCCAAATTCTGTTTTATAGAACAACAGTCCTAAATTGAAGCAATCACCTTTAACCCATCCACGTCCAAGATGCTGGTACTGTATCTTAAGATACTTAACTAGGTCTAAAGCCATATGCGCCTCTGATTTGTGCTATCTAGCCCCGCAAACCCTCCAAAGTTTATAGAATTTCCGTGGGCTTTGCAGGACTCTAGGTTCTTGTAACAGGTCGACAAGGCTCCAGCATACTTACACGTCTCAGGATCTTTGTACCGAAACGTACAGGAATTGGAATCCATATACCGACGTCTTGGAATCTTTACTTCTAAGTCAACCACAGGATCTAACGTAAACACCACGACCTTCTCATTGGCGTTGTAGGTGTCGATCAGGAACTCTTCTTTGATGTAGGCGTTAGGATCTTTTTCTGGGTTATCGGTTTCTGTGGTGGTACCGTCAATTTGTGGCGTATACAGTTTGTCCAGAAAACGTGCAAATACTGTACGCACTACGACTTTTCTATTAACTAAGCCGTTGTACATTTCTACGTAATACATGATCTCGCGTGTTACGTTAGCCACAGACATTGAGGCTCTATCTATGGACCCGTCTGCTGACACCGTAGTTTCACTGATGGATATTGGAAACCTAATATAGTTAACACCTGCGTACTCAACATCGTAGTTTGAGTCAGCTACGTTAAGGATAAGCGTGAATGCTATCTTAGCGTCTACAATGGCGGAGGGTATAGGAGTGTTTATTGTAATTATATTGTCTAACACCTCTACAACTGTGAATGTACCAGCTATTCCATCAATGCTGATGCTCTGCCCAATAACAAAGTCAGACGCTCCGGATACCACTATAGTGCTGCTACCCTGTACGGCAGTGCCAAACACATACGTATCGGCTAACTCAAGAGTAATAAGTTTAAAGATCCGTGACTGTTCGTCACGTGAGGCTTCTTCTTTGAAAATATTGGACACAGCCCTAGACATCAGTGCTCCTAGTGTATGTGTGTGTGTTGTTGGCCACAATTAAGTAGTCAAAACCTGTACGCCGTATAGCTAGTAAGTCCGCATCTGATGGTCGTGCATCCCCATTAAGATGAGAATGATAAACACACTGCACCGCACGCTGGACGTGATTTATCTTAGACAAAGCACGTCCATACCCCGCACGTGAGAATGTAAAATCACCAGAATTAATAGCTACATTAAGGATAGGATATACCTCTCCTGCACTGTCTATAAGACCACATATTTCTCTGCACGGAGATGAACCAGCCATAGCCTGTAATTTTGTTATAATACTAGACTCAATCACTACAGCACCTGTACTAACTTTACGTTCATCTTGTAGAGTGGTCCTTTTGGGCCATGACCGAAGTTTTCCTTTATCAGAGAGTCCATGTCAAATCTGACCTGCATAGATTCTTTTGTTAAGGGATGGGTCCACATAAATGACTGAACATTGCCATATCTCTGAATGAAGAAGGTAGTAAGTACTGCTGCCTCTTCTTCAACTAGGACGTTGTAGGTAAATTCAAACGTACGCTTGGCATCACCCTTGACACGGCGCTGCTCGTGTCCTGACTCAAAGTTCTGTACTAAGTTATTTGTCTTAACTCCCTCGGTAAAAGGACGAGACGGAAGAGACAAAGCCTTAGTTTCTCCGGTTCTACTTACATAGGTTGTTGGGTAACTAGGAATAGGCATAGAAAAACTCCTATTGACTTATATACTATTATGTGCTAGTTTATTATTAGACTAAATTACTCTAGGAGGTGAACAGATGAGACACGCTGCTAGGCTAACTGTATTATTACTGCTGGGCGCTACTTCGGCTTTGGCGGAGACTACCGGAGATCTGATACGCGAAGCTAACTCTATTGTATCCACGTGTAACCCTGCCAACTACGCACGTCTATCGGAGATAGCCAATACAGCGCGTAAACTTATAGCACGTCAAAAAGCTGGCTGTGAGCAGCACCGCTACAATGACGAAGACTGGTCAAACTGCCTACGACACCTAAACGGCAGCACAAACTCAGCCTCTAGATTGCGATTAGACGCAGCTGCGTGTGCCATTACGTTAGGACGCAAAGAAGAAGCAAAAGCACACTTAACTGAACTGGTGACTAAATTTGAGTCATGTGGTTTATGCTCTGCCGAAGTAGACAAAGGTGAAGCCTTGTTAAAGACCTTGAAGTAATAGCTAAATACTGCAGGGGTAGATAACTACCCCTGCATAATACCTCTGATAGTGTGGTACGTTGATCCTTTTTTGGCGGCATCAAAGGAAACTATGTTTACTACCGCTTGTCCGTCAATAGGCGGAATTGAGTTCACATCGGCTACGTTAATGATGGAGAAGGAATACGGTGTTGCACCTTGTTGTTTGTCGTCACCCCTAGCGGGACTTGCTGGACTAGATGACCCTACTGAACCACCTTCAGCAAATTTAGAAATCTTTCCTTCGTTTAACGCCAGTAGATAGTCGGTACCGTATTTATCTACGCTTGATTTCTTAATAACTACCTCCCCTGGCATAAGCATGGCAGGTACAGAGTCTTTTCCAGGTGTGCCCATATTTGTTGGAATAAACCCACCTAAATCTTTGAGAGATTTGACCATAGATCCGCCTGCAAATGACTGAATAATACCTCCGTTAGCAGAGGGTTGAACTTGCAGAAACGACCCATTGGTCATAAGCGATGATCCCACCGTACCAGACCCTTGCGTTATTGTTCCTGACTCACCTCCTGCAGCCCCCATAGCAAATCCTATCAGCTTCTGTACCGCATACACAACCAGCATCTGCAGCACATACTTCATAAGCATTTCACCGATAGACTTCAGCATATTACCTATGGCGTTTTTAAATGAACTCCAGGCGTTTTCTCCTGCTGATAGTGCGTTAACCATTCCGTAGAGGGAGTCAGAAATTCCATTCGTAACCGAATTAGTAACTGACGTTCCAAGCTCTTGCGTCATGGATTTAAACGTACCCATGCTCTGGGTAGCCTTCTGAATGCCTTGAGAAAAGTTTCCAAAAAACGAGTCGTCTGACGCCTTAGTCTTCTGTGCATCGTAAGCCTGCTTGGTTAGCAGACCCGCTTGTAGTTTCTCATTGTACTGCTCCAACTTTGTTACTATATTAGTGTACTGGATGTACTCGTCCGACGTAAGTTTGTTAGTGCTTGCCAGCAGGTCTAACTGTTCTAGCGTTACGTGCTTCTTATCGGCCATCTCTAGCTTAAGCGCTTCTTCTCCAGCCACAGCCACCTGGTTAATACGAATCTTTTCCTCCGTATTTTTAATAGACGCTTCTAGGATTTTAAGTTCTATAGCCTCTACTTCTACCCCAGTCCAAACCAAAGACTTTTGAAGCTCCAGTTGCTTCTGCACAGTGCCTAGTGTCACATCAGCAGCTTTTTCATCTTTAACTGCTCTAGACTCTATCTTGGATGATACCCCAGAAGCTGTATCAGTGCGCTTAGCTGTGATCTCTGACTTCTCAGCTACGTTAATATCTCCTAAGCTCTTGTTATACCGCTGGTCAGCATCTGGGCGGCTGTCTGTAGCCCACTTTTTAGCAAGTTCACTTCTAGCCTTATTATACTTATTGGTGATCTTGATTTCTTCCGCAAGCAGATACGCATGGTACTTTTCTGCAGCAGCCGTGTAGTCTGAGCCTGACTGTAGAAATGCGTACTCCATTATCTTCTTTTCTTCTGCTGCCTGTTGCTTAAGTGACTCGTCACGGTACTTGACTATGAACGTTTCGTACTCTTCGGAATATTTTTTATCTATAGCCGTAAATTCTTTAGTTAGCTTGCCTTGTGATACCTCATACTCTTTCGTCTTCCTATCAACCATCTTGGTGACCCGCTCACTAAACGCAGCGAACGACTTTTCATTACCGGCTTCCATTTCATACTTTTGACCCTTCTCTAACGCTGCAAGCTGTGCGTTAGGATCGTAGCCTTTGATCTTGTTTTTAGATGCGTACTCGGAGGTTAACTTGATAACCTCTGCGTTGGTGTCGAACTCCAAACTTTTGCTTAAGGCAATAGCAGCTTCATTATAAGCGTCGGCCCGCTCTTCGTAGGACTTGTCTGCGTCTTTGAATATCTCTTCCTGCAGCTTTATTTCTGCCTGCAGTTCTTTTGACTTTTCCTGCAGCTGTCCTATGATAGAAGAAGAGTAGGATTTTTCGGCTGAGGAGGTTCCACCTGGCTTTTGTATTCTACTGACCGCCCGCTTCTTCTCTAACGCAGCCAGCGCTGCTGCGTCCTTGTCCTTGTCAGCCTTGGTCTTCTGTACAAACAGATTGGTAGTGGGATCTTTTTTATACGCAGACGTCAGCACATCAGGTTGGGTGTCTGCCAGCTTAGTTTGACGTTCAGCTTGTAATTTAGCTAAGCCCTTTTCTCTGCGTGCTAAGCTGTTTGGATTGCCATAATCTCTCGCCCAAGCATCATTAAAATACTCGGTTAAGCTGGTGCGTGGCTGTCCTGGCTGGCTGTACGCGACAGATTTAGCTTTATCAGCTGCCAGCTTAGGCTCCAACTCATTAATCTTCGTTTGAATTTCGTTATATGAGGATACTGACGCATGAGTACCCTTAGCCCGTTCTTCATTAACCAACTTCAGTATATTATGCAAATCGCCCAGCTTGAGGGATTCTATATCTAGGTTTTTAAACCAGTCTTTGTGAGAGTCTTTCAGCGCATATAGTGATTTTTTAGTTTCGCCTTTTAGCTCAACGTACGTTCCTCCAAGTAAGTTAGCTTTATCTACCTGCGCAGTGTTACCCTTTAACAACTCAGTGTATTCTTTTAAAGATTTGTTATTTCTCTCAGCCTCAACAATAGCTGAAGACGTAACATCCTTCACCCTTTGTGTGCTCTCAGCCATTTCCACGTAGGCTTTGTGCTGCTCTCTAGACTTTATGATAGTCTCGTCAGTTTCTTTACCAAAGTATGCCATTGCTGCTGTAATAGCCACCACCCCGACCGTAATTCCGGCGATAATTGGGTTGGCCATTGCTGCAATAGTCAGTGCCCGCACCGCAACGGTAATAGCACCTATCCCTAGTGCAGTAGACGTAAATAGCCCAGGTGTAGTTGATAATCCTCTGACAGCTGAGGTAATAAAATCTGTCATACCTGCCAAGGCTGGACCTAACGTACCCCCGATAGACACGGCCAACGATAGGACTTCCTGCTTAAGCACGTTTATTTTTGCTCTAGGGCCTTCCATTGTCTTTTCAAACGCTACGGTTGCTGCGTTGGTTCCGGTAATGCTGTTTGTCATATTGGTAAACGTATCAGCACCAAGTGTAACGGCGGTAACTACAGAACGACCTACCCTGCTCTCCAGTGCTGCGAAGAGATGTTCAGCCTGCACCCCTTTCTCTCCGGAACGGCCAACTGCGCTATTTAGAGTTTCTACAATCTCAGCAAAGGTTTTAAGTTTAGGGTTTACCTCTTCTGTTTTTATTCCGTAGTAGTCGAGTAGGTTTTTAAGGCGCTCCTTAGGCACCGCCAGTTCTTTTAGCAGCTGGCTGGTACCAGTTCCTATAGTACTAGCTTTTACGCCCGCCTGCGACATGCCAGCCACAACCCCTAGAGTCTGCTCCATAGTCATACCAAACTGCGCCGCTTGAGGGGCTAGGTAGTTGAACGCAGTAGCCAGACCTTCTGTTGTCAGCTTTGAGTTGTTAAGTGCAGCGGTTAGCGCGTTGGCTATTGTTGTAGACTCAGAGGCTTCCTTTTTAAATACGGTAAGGGTGGTAGTAAATACGTCTGCGGCTACTTCAGGTTTTGACGCAGTGGCCGTAGCAAATTTTCCAACAACGCTTGACACTTCACCCAGATCACGTGCTTTAATACCGGCCTGTGCCAGCACCTGCATCAAGCCTGCCACTTCATTTGCGGAGAATCTTGAATTTTTAGCTATGTCTAGTATTGAGGCACCTAAAGCACCCATCTCTTCTCTACTGGAACCGGCAATAGCGGCTATGTCTCGGATGTTTTGGTTAAAATCCACCGCCCCAGATACAGCGTCTCGCAGCTGGCTGCCTACAGCTAAAATGGCAGTACGCAGTGAGTAGAATTCTGTTAGTCTGGTGGCCATTTTGCCCAGTGATTCACCAAACAGCTTTGACCACATGGAGACTTGCTTCACCTCTTTCGCAATATCCTTAAACGAGTTGGTGGTGGTGTCAGCAGCTATGTTGATCCTTTTCAGTCCATTGGCAATTTTAACAGCTTCGCCATTATCTTTTATATCTGCGAGGTTTACTCCCATACGAGCAAACGCATCTGCTGCATCTTTTGCAGTTACTCTGCTGTTTTGATTTTGACGCGTTAACTCCGCAACAGCCAAGTGTGCCTGCCGAATTCTAGCTAAGTCCTCAGCCTGGACTATGTCAGTAATTCTATATCTATCCATAGGTGCGGATATCGAGGGGCGTACGTCATTCATCTGCTTTTGGGCGTCAAGCAATGACGTATCTACACTGGACCTAACAAAACCTGCGCCATACGGGTTAGCCTTGTACTCTAAACCTCTGGTGCCAGCTTGTTGATTCCAGGCAATTTGCTGTTGCCGTAAAGCCTCAGCTCGTTCCATTTCGGCTTTTTTCTCGGCGCGGCGAACGGTATCAACATCATTCTGCCGCTCCAAGGTTGCCTGACGCTCCAACTGCTTAATTTTTTCTATCGAAGCCTTTCTCTCCTCGCTGGCTTGATACATTGTCTTTCTAGTCTTTTCAATTTCATTTTGTCTTTCGAGGTTAGCATTGCGCTCAGTAACGCGTATTTTGGCAGCGGACTCCTTATCCTGAAGCTCTTGTACTTTCGCATTAGGATTATTAAACGCGCCTCTAAATCCTTTGAACTCCTGCAGCACCGCCTTCTGTGCTGCCGCATCTTCGGAATATTTGGTAAGCAACGCCTTTAATTCTTTGGCTGGCATTCCTAAATACTTGGCAGCCTTTGAAATAACACTAGCAGGGGCGAGTTTAAGGGTGCCAGTTACGGCAGCTTCCAACTGTTTAGCAAGGTCTGCGTTCATCTTCTCCAGGGTGGCAATAGATTTAACCAACGCCTGAACTTCCGCCTTTTCTTTATCAATAGCTGCTTTTGCTTTTTTAGCTTCTTCTGCAACTGCGGTAGCTGCTGCAGTGATGCCTGTTGCTGCTGTGTTAGGCACAGAAGCATAATTCGTGTAGTTTGGCTGAACCTGAGTTGCGGGTGATGTTTGTTTAAGCGCAGGTACTTGGGTAATAACCTGCCTAGATAGGGCTGATTGAAGAACACCACCGAACCTGCCTAGATCAGGACCAGCGTGGCTTACCCGCATTTGTCGTTCCAACCCCTTAACTAACTCTTCCTTCGCAGTCAGTTCTGCTTGTCGTACCAGCTTGACTAGGAATGCATCAAACTTACCTTTACTGAAGTTGCCATTCTTATCTCCAAAAACCTCAGCCCCTATTACTGAGTTTAAGCCTGTCTGTGGACCAGTGTTACTTATGGACCCCCTTGTTAAACTAGACAATTTTTGCATAACATCTTGAGCCGTGGAAATACTCATACCACTATCTTTAGTTGCACCCTGCAGACTAAATGACCCGTTATGTGAAAAAGCGCCTGGGTATGTACCTTTCATAATGCTAAGAAGCTTACCATACCAGTCAGGGGAGGCACTATGTGCGCTGCTTGGGCTGGCAAATTCTCTCGGCATTTGTACTAAACTTCCGTAGGCTGTGCGCTTAACTTTCTCAATGGGGCTGTTTAGAGAATTTTTGTAGTTATCCAACACACGCTTAGCTTGTTCCAAGTCTGCTTTTACCTGCTGTGTTATACTACTACCTTCTGACTTTTTTACCTTAAGTTCAAACCCTTTGTTCAATTCTTGGCGTAACCCAGCTACCGTAGTAACCATGCTGTCAATATCTTTTTTAGCGGTACTTACGTTAGCGGTTATACCCTTACTCAGTTTGGACATGTCCATGCCGTTGAGGGCATCTGTGACGCTCTTTATTGACTTCATAAGGGTGTCTAACGGCAGTGCCAGAATAGCCTTTCCAAGACCATCTACGTTAGATTGCATGTGCCCAAACACGTTGTGCTTGGAGGCAGCTTCCTGGGCTTTTCCCAAGACTGAGTTTACGGCAGACACAACATTTACGGAATCTACCTGAACATCCTTACCAACTTCTATCTGAATGCCTAACCTAGTGTACGCCTCTGACATGGGTTTCTCCTTTGCTAATCAAACTAAAAGAGGCAGCAGACTGAGGTCTACCTCTGGTCTACTGCCTCTGTTACTTATATACGCGTTTTTGGTGATAAATATTAGTCGTCTACGTAGTCAGGATACATGCGTTTAAAATCTTCATCGCCCAACATTATTCGCATCTGAGCTAGATTCTCGTCTGAGATGTCACCCAGATCACCGTCGTCCAACCCTATCTCGTCGTCTTTCTTACCACCACCTACTGCTGCAGAAACCAGCTCTACCAAAAACGAGCAGAATGCGTTGGTGCGTTCAGCGTACTCTTTATTTTTCTGAATGTAGAACTCTATCAGCTCTGCCCAGGAATAACCCCACACAAATAGTCGGTAAGCCTTTGGGTTAAACCCGCTAAGCGACATGATGATCTCGTTTACGCTTAATCCTTCGTCTTCTTGGCCTTTGCGTTTTCTTTTTCGCTTGGCTGGTTCGGGGTCTCCGGTGTCTGCATCTCCGTTAACCCCTTTATAAAATCCGAAATTACCTCTGATGCAAGTTTAAACAAGTTGATAACGTCAGTGGACTCTAGGCTAAAGCAGTTGCCTTCTTTAGTGACTTTACCTTCTTCGTCAAACTCAGTAAGCATTAGATTACCTACCGACTTGAAGCTGGCTATCAAGGAAAGGATGTCGTTCTGCACTTGACCTGTAACAGGATCAATAACACCACCTGAATTGATAAACTCTTTGAACAGCATTTCTACCTTGCCGTGGGGGATCAGGACTGTCTTCGTACGACCTTCAAGTACGATTTCATATTCCTTGCTACTGATTTTTTTAAAGCTCATAGATAAAGCCTCCTAGTAGTAAATAACTCTGTATGGTTATATACCGGTAGGTGGCTTAAAATTATTACACACTACCGTACTGAGTGCTTTTGTCTATAGTAGACTCCCACTCGTAGTACTTAGGCATTTCGTCTAGGTGCTACCACTAGGTTATTGCTCCTTAATAAGAAAAAAAAATGAGGTGTTAGACTAAATCTAACACCTCAAATATTACTAGATAACTATCTATTTGTCAATAGTTATTTTAGTGGGTAAACCTATTCTCTTGGTACAGAGGTGCTTCGGTCAACCAGGCGTTCTGATAAGCAGCAGCGCCGGTAACCTCGGTCATCTTAAGTGCTTCCATCTCGTAGTTAGATGAAGAAAATTCGTTACTTGGAGCAATTTCCGGAAACTTGGAGAAGTTAGTAGACGGACACCAGTAGGCGTACAGACTGCCCCCACGAGTACGGCAGAGAACCTCAACCGGAATAGACGCAATATTGCCCTCGTTAATTACACTGTTCATCATATTGCGCAGAGTCTGGATAGAGCTGTTGTTAAATTCCAAAGATTCCCATCCAACAGAAACACTAGTAGAATCAATAACTTGGTCGGCAACGTAGGTGGGAAATCCCGATTCAAGTTTTTTTACAGACCCAATATTAAAAGCAATCTTACTAGCCTTCAGGCCGCCTACGCTATTTGCTGCGGTGAGTGAGCTGAATGGGCTTACAATACTTGTCTGGGATCCGTTTTGAGCAGAACCAGACCATACGCCAATAATCCAGGTGTCACCTTCGGCCACAGAAGTAATAGCCGAGCCTGCAACAGACACACCAGAAGCCGTACTACTGGCTACGTTCAATGCAGTAGTGGTAAATGATCCGGCTGCTACTGTGATCACGCTATCTTTGAAGCCCAGCGGAGACCACACCTCAATTTGGGTAGCAGAAGACGCGCGCAGAATGAATGCGCCATCTTGTGCACCTGAATAAGTACCCGTAACAGTAAACGTACCAGTACCTGCGTTGGTAGCGTATACATCAGCTGGTTTTACAACTTCAGTTGTGTTATCAAGTGCTGAATACACTTTCTTTGATTTGCCTACCGCCACCATAGGACGCGTAATAGCGGTACCTGCCGGACGAATAGAAGGAAGACCTACACGGATCTGGGCTACACCTACAAGAACGCCAGATGCGTCTTTTACAATAGGCTGTACGGATCTATCAATTGCCATTTTATGTTCTCCTGTTTAAAGTTAAGTACTCCAGCCTACATAGGATCTGTGCCAGCGTATACTAACCCCACCGTTAGACTACGATAACTACCACCTGTAGGTGTGTTATAAATGGAACACGCGGTTCCGCTAAAACTACCTGTACAGTTATATACGGTAGGACTCTGATAATTTATTACACGTATGGGATTTCCCCTGCGTAGACAATCCCTACGGTTAAACTCCTGAAGCTGCCGCCTCCGGCGTGCTGCAACACAGGTATAAGGGAGGTCTCGCACACTTCCATTTCACCTTTAAGAACGCCAGTAGTATCATCGTAAACAAGAAAGCGACGCCCAGGATTGATCTCTTTACATACCTTGTCCACAAGTCTGTTGAGAGTTGCCTTCTCGTTTCTTAAGCCGTTCTTGATGGATATATGGAGAAAATAATTTGCTCTAGGTACAGACCCTGTAGTATTAGATAGTGTATCCACTACAATCCACTCATTAAACGTGGTGAAGTCAACATAGTTGGTGTTTTCAAAAATCTTGATCCCTTGTGCTACTTCAAAGGTATCATAGAGAAATTTAAAAAGTGAACTTTCAACGTCTGAAATGGTCATTTGTACATGTTCCTAAGGAAGTCGTCTGTTTGAGATTTATTCTGTATATCTTTGTCAGTGTACGTCACGTCGTTATGCTTACCCGCCTTATCACCTCTGAGTTGTGAGTCTTTGGTGGCGCGCTTGTCAGACCAACCAGCTAGTCCTACTATTATTTTTGAAATAAATTCAGAGGTTAATTCTTTAGCCAAGGTACTATTTGGATTACTTAGCGCTGAGGTCATAGCATCGACAAATAATTTATTAGCTACCGAGAAGAGTTTCCTGGATCGAATAGTGGTGCCATAATCGCTAGGGCTGTCCTGCTCCATAGCAGAGGCTTTGCGCAATGCCTCAGGATACCTATCGGTGATACCGGCAAAAAGCGGTGAGTTAGTAGTACCTGCCTCGACAGCTCCGGCAGTTTCACCAGTGTACTGCCAAATCTTGAATACACCCCGCAAATAGTCTAACTCTGGAATTTTTTTGTACCCAAACTCCTCTGCGTAAATCTCAATGGTCTTATCAGTAAGACTGTCCCAGTAGCGGCTGGCGTGCTTACCGTTAAAATACATATGAACGTTACCGCCAGTGGCTTTCACTGACCCCATAGCAGAGATCACAACCTTCTTATACTCGTTAAGTATGTCTAGGGTCCAAACAAACCTGCCACGGTTACGCTTTGACATCTCTGGTATTTGCTTTAATGACCCTAAGATTCTATCCAAATCGCCAGGAGTAAATCTTACGACGCAGTCTCCCATCAGCGTACGTCCACATCGGTGTAGCACGTCCACACCCCAGGCCACGAAACCTTATCAATACTGAGTACTTTATAGGTATCGCCATTACTGGAGGTGATCCGGTCGGACTCTTTAATACCTATCTTGGCCTGAACAAAGATTCGTACTTTATCCTGTGCGATAGTACGGTCCTGCTGCTCCAACGTATTGTAAGTCTGAGGATTGGTGACAATAGGTACGTCTGTAAACAGTACCTCTGGAGCGGGGTCAACCACCCTACCAAACGTATCTCTCACCCCATCAGACCAGCGCTCAATTGATGCAGTTGCATCGCAGTAGTACAAAGCACAATCTATGTATACTGCCTCTCCGTTCAACATCTCCATTTTAGCCGACATCAAAAAATATTTCTTATTGTCGGCCCTATCAAGAAGCAGCTCACCTTCGGTGATATCGTCCAGCTTACAGAACAGAAACCCCTTATTAACCTTGATACGAGAAAACGACGTGGTAGCCATCTGGTTTACTTGAGCATACCCTACTATGTCAGTATTTCGATCTATATTGCGAATTCTAGGTACGCCACCTACGACGCCCATAGTTCGCTTCATAAAGCTTTGTGTCATCCTGGCCATTTTAATCATTAGTATATTGATACCATTCTATAGCGGTCGAGTACACGCTTAACAAGTACGGGCAGCTCCAATGAACTCAGCTTGAAGTCGGCCTCACCAAACTTACCTGCGTCAATTCCTATGGTTTCATCAGTTATTTTCCTGAAGTTCAGGGATATGAGGTTACACGCAGCGTAGCCCAGCTCTGATGGCACTGCGTCCTCTGCATATCCAGCGTTAAACGTTACATAAATGTTTTTTCGTCCTGCTGGGAACGTAGTTGTATCTGCGTACTGATCTAGGTACAAGTAGCTGTCGTTGTTCAAATATACACTTGTCACCACATCATTAAACGTAGTTACATCTTCACGTATTTTCACACGAGTGACAGAATTGATCGGATACACCTTCAAATCAAGTGTATCCGATCCGCTTCCGTTGAATCGTATATCCGTATAGTCGGTAGCTAATAGGTTAGTTCCACAGTAATTGTTGATAACGCCGTCAATGTATGGTATCAGCATACGCACGACGTCCTCCTCAAACGACGTAAGGGATTCTTTGTTGAGGAACATTGTTACGTTATCTACTGTGGTAAAAGACATTATTTCTTCCTCGTCTTGGCCATCTTAGCTTCTTGGTTCTCTACTTCTACGCCAGTTTCGTCTGCCTCAACCACGACGGCTGGGGCTGCTTTACCGTCAATTTTTTCAAACAAGTCAGGAAAGTCAGCCAGCATTTGTGCCTTAACTTCTTCCGGAATAGAGTACTGGTCCGTACAGTCTCCTGCATACATACTACAATATGGGCTGTGATAATCACCCTTTGCTTTGAGTTCCATTTAGTATCCTTTCTGGTAAACTACTTGGGAGTCTAGGCATTGCACCTAGACTCCCTTTAGACTTCTTAGTAGTTGTACAGAACTGCAGTGGCCTTAGCAGTAGGAGCTGCGATCTTCTCGAAGTCCAGACGCTGTGAACCAATCAGGTTGGTGGTTTGTGAGTAAACGTTACGGAACAGCTCAAGGCTGAAGTCCTTACGATCACCCCAGCTATAACCCTTGGAGTTAGTAATCACAGCAGTGCTCTTGGTGTACAAGGTTCCATCCATAACACCGGCTGCGTTCAGACCAGCCAGTGAGTCGGCTGCGTCAGTAGTAACGCCAGCTTGTGGCAGAAGCTCAGTTACGATGATTGGAATACCGTCAAACTTGCCAAGCTCACCGTTACGGATTACTGCGTCAGGACCGAAAGAATACAGGGACTGATAGGCAGTAAACTTCAGCATCTTGTTGTAATCCGCCATGTTAACAAGAATTGCCAGATCCTTAGGATTCTTGCCATACTTGCCCATCAGAGCACGAGCAGCACGAAGGTTGTCTTCGCTGATTCCGCCAGAAGCTGCGTCAAACTTAGCTGCTACTCCCATAGCATCAGCACGGATACCTTTAACAAGCTTACGGGAATCTTCGCCAGTCTTAGCTACTGAGTAGATGGAAGTGCCAGTATCACCGTTCAGACACATGGTCTCTTGTGCCAGAGCAAAGCCGTCAATCAGTTGCTGACGAATGAAGTTCAGAGCAGGAACAATGGAATCTTGCTCGAATTCGTCGGTCATCTCGACGATGGACATAATCTTCTTGGCAGTGAACTGGATTTTGGAGGTCTTGGGTTGGTCTTTAGTTACCGAAGTACCTTCAGCACCGGCACGTGCGATAATGCGGCTAGGATTGAACGGGAGGGTCCAGTCAGAAGCAGGCATTTGCATACGGCCAAACATGCCAGCAATTTCCAGAGCCAGCCAGATTTCAGTCTGCAGCTGAGCAGAGAAGCCTTTAGGAATGAATTCAGCACCAGTACCTACACCAGTGGTCGTATCAGCAAAAACGGCATCAAAAGATGCTTTCAGGTGCAGAGCCTCAGCGTAGGTAGGCATTTCCTTGATCTTCTCAAACTTTGCACGGTCAAAAGCACCAGTGTCTGCATCAGTGCACAGAGCCTTGGCAATGTACAGTTCGTCCAAACGGGTAGCAACTTCCTTCTTAGTCAGGTCAGCTCCGCCCTGTGCTTGTACAGCAAACTGTACTTTACGCTCAGACAGTTCCTTCTTGACTTCGTCCAACTTCTCAGACAGCTCTTTAACTTCCAGATCATAGTTCTTTACAGCCTTCTCACGCATAGTTTCGGTGAGTTGAACTACATCTTTCTGCAGTTGCGCAATCATTTCTTCGTTCATCTTATTCTCCTAGTATGTTTATTGGGTTGGCCTAGTATGTTACTCGGCGGTTAGTTCTTTAGTTACCATCTCTGACAATACAGACAGAGCCTGTACGGTCTCCTCAGGAACAGCTTTGGCGTCGTCTTTGCCTTCATCCTCAGAACCTTCGTCAGACTGAGCAGATTCAGCTGCACCTGCTTCATCAGCAGCTGCCTCACCTTCGGCTTCGCCCTTCTCTTGCTCTTCAGTAGAAGCTTTGACCTTCTCCAGCTCAGCAATACGCGCCTCAAGAGGAGCTACGGCTTTTGCCAGAAGTTGGTCAAAATACTGCTTGGTAGAAACTTCTTGCTCTTCGTCCAGCTTTGCTTCCAGACCTAGAGATTTGAAGCTCTCTACTTCGGCAGCACTGAGAAGCTCCTTCAGTGCAATTTTCATTGTTTCTTCTCCCTGTTGGGTTTTATATACGTCACTGGTGTGAGTGGGCACCTCAGTGTCAGTATCTTGTTTGGTTTCATCTTCTGCATAGAAGCCTTCTGCGTCTTCCAACGACTTCAGTTCAAACATACTCTCAGAGTTGCAAGGTAGTGTAACTATTGAACATTCACGCAACTCTGACTTACTAATAAAATATACATTGCGATTATTAATTTCTTTGTACTCTCCAGCTTTGCAGGCAAACCCAATACTAAATGTGCGAAGCAGTCCGTTCTGTACCGCGTAAAACAGTTCGTCTTCGCAGGCTCCTTTGTGTACTTCAGCCTTAATGTATATTCCGTCTTCTTTTTTAACTACGGATATTGCCTTACCTATAACCTTGTCTCTGTCATGGTTGTGAAGGATAACTGGATTCTTCTTGAACCACTTGAGGTCCATACCACCAGGAACAACAACTTCACCTGCACGATCAATGTAGACTTGGGAGTAATCCTCGCCCTTTGCCGTACCGAAGTAATTGGCAATACCTTCGATAACTAGGATCTCGTCTGTACTTTCCTTATCTTCCTTGACTCTGAAATCCAGCTGCAGATTGAAGTCTTTATTTTGAAGTTCAGTCTTTCTATTCATTGGAATGCTCCTGTGAATTTTATATACGTTGAAGTGCCAAAAATTATTAACAATTAGATAGAAATTTATTTATAGATAATTAAAGCCCTACTGTTTACTGGGTTTGGGCTTTGCTGCAGGTTTAGTCGTAGGCTTGGCAGCACTAGGCTTAACTGTTGGCTTCTGATCGTTTACCTCAGTAGGGGCTGTAGCCCCAGCTTGATCCGCCGGCATCATTTGGTTACCGAAGAAACTGTTTGATATAAGTAGCTTAGAAGCATTAGGATCTGAAGAAGGTGGCAACCCTATAATACTTCTGCCTTCATTTGCAGTCATAACCGACGCCGCCATCAGGGTGCTGATGTATCTTGCTACACTCTCTTTATCATCTGCCAGCGCTTCTACAGCCTTAAGATTAAAGCGTACAACCTGCTTACCACCCTTTAAACTAAGCTCTTTCAGACCTCGGTTTAAAGAACTCTCGATCCTACGCACTAAAGGTATCAGACTAGTACGCCAAAATGCCTGCAGCGCGGCCTTACCTTCCTCTCCAGAAGTGTTATCCATAGCGCCTAGTACTGACTCAGGACACTTGAATATAGTGAGAATGTCTTCCCGAGATATGCGCTTAAGTCCACTAAGATCTAAATCTTTGATAGGTGAGGTTACCGGCTTATACTTCAACCCGCCTTGGAGTATGGCTATCTTGGAGCTGTTAGCAATACCTCCGTGGATAGCTGTCCAGTCACCTCGTAGTTTACGAAGCAGTGAATCGGATAGCGTGCTATCCGTCTCCAGCAGTCCTACTGGAATAGCTCCGTTCTTAAAGAACGTATTCATAAACTGAATGCGGTAGGATTCAAACGTTAGGATTTCTGATGCAGCGGTTAATGGAGGGGCACCATAATAAGAGTCGTCTACGTCGCTATACTTGATATGAATAATTTCTTCCGGCTTATACGCTACAGTTTGTCCGTTAATATAGAAGCGATACTCTTTTATTCTAACCGTGGAGTCAGGTATTACAGACATGTACTTAGTGGGCAGCAAGTACATCTCAAACTTCTGTTTGGTACCAGAAGTAGCTGGCTCAATGGCTATGAACGAATTACCTGTCACGTCCAAAGACGTAACCACTTGCTCTAGAAACTCGAATGAGCCCTGATAAGGGTTTGGTGTGTTGAATACTTGATAGAATTCGTGGTCCTTTACTTCGGCCTCTTGCCCACCCTTTACATCAAAGATCTTAATACTTAGCCCAGCAATAGCCTCTGCCCTTGCTGTGATAACACCGTATACTACTGGGTAGGACTTAATAGCATTTAGCGCAGTGTCGTATACAGATGGAGGAACGCCAGCCCCATACTTGACTTTACCTACACCCTGATACAGTAGAGTATTACTTCTATCGTCTTTAGTAAAGTAGTCAACTATTTCGCTCTTCTCTGAAAAAGCAAGAGAAGAAATTCCTGGCTCTACTTCGTCATGCTTTACAAAGAAGTCTAAAAACTTGCTCATATGTTTAGTATCCTTTTAATAGGCTCTAGTTCATGTTGTTATATACTCAAAATATCGCAAAAAATATTACCCTATCTTAAAGAACCCAGCCGCGGCCATAGAGAACTTAAATTCATCATCTTCAGTAGTTTCTCCAGCGACGGTATTAAAAGATGACATACCTATGCCATTGTTTTTAGCAAAAGCGTTCATTCCGTAGCGTAGACTGTCTATAAGGTCCCAGTCAGTTTTGTCGTTGCCAGTGTCTGCCTTAAAAGGCTTAACTCCCTGCGCGGATTGTTCTCTAGTTTGTCCCGCTGCATCTTCTTTCCACTGCACTTCGTTTAGTTGCCTAATTGTTTCATTACAGTTTTTGTGAATTAGCAGCCTAGGTTTTCCGGTGACACCGCTGCGCTGAAAAAGCAACGTGTTCAAGTTGTTTATTGTTTCTCTAAGATTTTTCTCTGCTTTAGTGTAGTACAGTCCGTACTCTGAAAAATCGGCTAATTGCTGTGACGCTGCAGGGTCCGCAAATCTCAATTGGAGGATATCTTGTATTCCGTAGTCTTCCTCTATTGCGTGTATGTTTTCAGCGTGTGTAGGGGTCAACGTCTTATTCTTCATGTACTCATGGAATACAAAATAGGTGTCCACCTCCTCGACGTACACAATCCACTGTGACGCAAAAAAGTGAGAGTAACCGGAATCTATTGTCTGTATAATAACGTTTCCGCACTTAAGCCATTCAGAAAAGTATGGGAAGTCACTATCTGAATATACGTTGTTAACATGATCAAATTCGGGAAACACCGCGCCGTGTTTTGACGTAAATAGGCCCAACACTTCTTGCTCGTATAGAGCTTTAGGCATAGTTTCTTCGTACTCTTTAAGAATGTTGCGCGGTATGGTCGGGTTAGTGTGTGTAGGTAAGTTAATAGACCAGTGCTTAGCCCACTTTGGATCTTCTGATTGACCTTGGTTATATGCTTCTTCAAACCATCCTGGACTTGGACTACTAATTAGCAGCACTCTAGATAGCGGAGAAAAATCTAGCAACATGGGAGTTAAAATTTGAGAATACAACTCTTTTCTGAACAGCCTAGCCTCGTCTAGTATCAGCAAACTTATTGCCGAACCCAACTTTGATTCTACGTTCTCTACAGACGCTACGCGCAATGTGCTGCCGTTGGGCATCTCCAGCTCCATGTCGCGTCTACGGTTTATTGTGAGTTCATCAATTAATCCTAGTCCTCCAAGAATCTTGTAAATCAAATCAAATATAACTCCGGCGTTATCTAGAGTTAAACTTACCACCATAGTTTTTGAGTTTGGAACAAGTAGTTCTGCTGCGCCTATAATGGCGGTTACAAAGCTTTTACCGAACCGGCGTCCACACGCGGCCACTAGAACTGAATATTTATACTCAAATTCTAGTCCCAACGACTTAGCCTCGGCACTAGGTTCTACACGCTCCTCGTACGCATCAATAATCTTCTGCTGCCCCTCGTGAATGCCCTGTATACCTACGTTTGGATTGCTTTTAAGTAACTCTATGAAACTGTTGGTGTTAATTCTACCTTTAAATTTGTAGTAATCTAAAATTTCTTTAGTTTTAAGCTGCATCATACCTCCTATCACCAAGGACATCTACACCGCCTAAACTCAAGTACTCTGTATAGTACTGGCTATGTAGCCAGCTCTTAGGCAGACGCTCTTTGGCTACTAGGTGGTACCATTTATGCCTTGTGTTTCTGCCATAGGATCTTAAAAGGCACGTATCATCAAGCCCATGCTCTTTGGCAAAATACTTTAAAGTATACGTGATATACTCAGTAAGGTCTGGACCAGTTATAACGTATCTATACTTGTACGCTGACACCTTTGTGAACAGAGCTTGTGTACTAGTTATAAGTTTACCTGTGTGGGCTTCAGATATTTTATCTCGTGCCTCTTGCGTTATAAATTTACCTTTGTGTGCTGCGCCAATACGCTGTTTGTGCTGTTCACTTAATGCCCTGCCAGTACTACTTGCACTTATCTTTAGCCTAGTTTCATGGGCCATTGGTCCTCTTGGTACGCCAGCCTGTGCTACACGGATGCGCTCAATAACCTCAGGGGGTCTACGCACACCTGACGTTCCTCCGTCGCCACCTGTTGATATATTAGTTAACGGACCATTATTATTTAGCCTACGTCCTATCAGGTCTATCGCCTCTTCCTCTACCGCGTATACTAGCTCCTCATCCGTAGTCTCTATAAGTTTGAGCGGAATGGGTGATAACCCGCTAGCTTTAATGGCTTGTAGTGTGGTCTTCTTATAAGGATTAGAGTGGTCTTTTTTTCTTATATACGGGGAGGCTTTTATTCTATTACCACATCCTTTTCCTATGTAGAACGGAGCATAATTAAATCGTAACGTATTACACCCAAACCCGTACTCAAATACACCAGGTATTGTGGGATCTAGGAGTACATAAACATAAAATAATTTTTTATCTGTGTTTTCCATACTTCTCCAGTAAATAGCTATCTATAAATACATACAACTACGCAGGGTAACATCCCTCTTCATATCCGCCGTCTAGGTCTAGAAAATCACACCTATGCTTCTCTCCTAGGCTGTATTCTTCTCCACAAATTTCGCACTTAATCATTTGGTGTACTCGCGCCTACCTGTATAATAGGTTGTTGATGGGTGATGCTATGCTTAAGGAGGTTCTCTAGCAGGTTTGTATAGTTGGACTGGCCGTTGCCTTTATCTTCTCCGGTCTCTTTACGTATCTCAGCCACGATATCTAAACTATCCTTCTTACTAAATGTATCGTATCCGTCTAACTCCGCTTGATCTTCTCGTGCCTTAAGAGTTTTCATAAGCAACTTCAGTCGCTCGGCCTTACTAGCCTTGGCGTACTCCATGACAATAGAATTGATGTACTCAGTGAACTCTTTGTTTTCTAGCCACCTGTTAATTATTGCCAAAGGTATCTTCAAGTCTTTTGATACCCTAGTCTTGGTCTTACCTGAAAGTGCTAGTTCTTGCGCTACGTTGTACTTCTCTATACTCCATTGCACTGGGGCTACGGTAACCGCTCCTGACACTGGAGTTTCAAATGCCTCTAGTGCGCCAGCCCCTAATGGGGCTAAAGTTAGATCATTACTCATTCGTCACCTATATCAGAGGATTTGTATTCATCGGTGTAGTAGTACTCCCTGAACATCTGCAATACACCTTTCGTACCTGGCTTATTTCCTTTAGGTGGTATGCCCATAAGTGTATTAGTTACCGTAGATTGGGACACGCCTACAATATCACCAATATCTGATTGGCGTATCTTGCCTCCGTACAGAAACAGTCTAAATATATATGCTTCTCGGGCTTTCAAATATGTGGCTATGAAGGTGTCTACGTCGGTATTGAAATCAGAGTGAGTATTGTCATGGTGGGCTTGTTGTTCTGCGGCCATTTCATTGACTATTGAATCTGGGTTTGCTTTTTTGTAGCGCTCCTTGCGAAGCTCTCTCCACAGCGAATCGCTGTACTTACGAATATTGGTGTTGTCTTTATTTACCCGCTCAAGTGGTATTTGCTTCATTCATCCTCCACAGAATATAAAAATGCCATTGTCATGTACTATACCACAAAAAATCAATTTGTCAAGCTCTTAATTAAAATAAATTATTCTAGGTATAGAAATACGTAGAAGTAAAAATACGTAAGGAGTCACATATGCCCTTAGTAGATTTTAAGTGTAGTGCCTGTGGAAAAGAAAAAGAGGCAGTAGTTAAGAGTACTTGTGAGCAAAAAGAATGTGAGTGCGGGTCTGTAATGGACAAGTTGGTAGGTAAGAGCAGTTTTGCACTCAAGGGAGGTGGATGGTTTAAGGACGGATATTCTAATTAACTAAGGAGATACGATGAAAGATTTTGTGCTGGACACCAACGTAATCCTGCATGACGCAAATGCAATATTCAAATTTGAAGAAAATAACGTCCTCATTCCTATGACCGTAGTAGAGGAACTGGATCACTTCAAAAAAGAAATGAATGAGTTGGGAAGGAACGCTAGGTTCTTCTCCAAGCAGATAGACGAGCTGAGAGCCCAAGGCTCAGTTGCAGAAGGAGTACTAGTAAACAATAAGGGAGGGTTGTTGCGTGTGGTTACCTGCTGCGCAGAAGCTCTTACCCACCTATCTCCCGAAATGGATCCTCACCTTCCAGACAATCGTATACTGGCAGTTGCTTTACACAACCAAGCACATAGTGAGAACCGTACTGTACTAGTTTCCAAAGACACTAACATGCGCATCAAGGCTGACGCATTGGAGCTGTCGGCTGAAAACTACAACAACGACAAGGTAGAGGTGGAGACGTTATATACCGGTATTCTATACGTGTCCGACGAGTCAGAAATTCCCGCTCAGGAATATTTAGCACCTAACCAGTACATAGTGATTAAAGATGCCCGTACGGGACTTATTACCAAAGAGGGAAGATACGATAAGGGTACCGGAGAAATAATGCCTCTGAGGGACGATCTGACGTCGTGGGGGCTATCTCCTGCTAACGATGAGCAGCGGTATCTGATGGATCTGTTGTTGAATGATGATATCAAGTTGGTTACTGCCGTTGGTATAGCCGGAGCTGGTAAGACGCTCGTGGCACTTGCTTGTGCTCTGCGAAAAGTTACCGATGACTTTGTGTATCGCAAACTTCTGGTATCGCGGCCAGTTATGCCTATGGGCAAAGACATTGGCTATCTTCCAGGCGACATAGGCGAAAAGCTTTCTCCGTATATTCAACCTATCCGCGACAATGTTGAGTTCCTTGTTAGTGGTAGTACCCCTACTGTTAAACTGGCGGGTAAGAAGCGGAGCAAAAAGGCGAGAGAAGAGGAAGAGAAAGAGGTGGGACTACTCGGCAACGGCTACTCTGAGCTGGAAGCAGCAGGTATTATGGAGATAGAGCCGCTGCTGTACATTAGAGGACGCTCTATTCCAAACGTTGTGATGATTGTTGACGAAGCCCAGAATCTTTCTGCGCACGAGGTTAAGACTATTATTACCCGCGCAGGCAAAGGCACCAAACTTATCTTTACAGGAGACATCGAGCAGATTGACACGCCGTACCTGGATGCGTCGTCAAATGGACTAACGTACATTATCGACCGATTCGCCTCACAGGAAATTGCCGGACACATCACACTTGTAAAGGGCGAAAGGTCAGAATTGGCCGAAATAGCTACGCAGATATTGTAGTTTTCAAATTAGTACCTGAAGTAGTACCTGAGGCAAAACAAAAGCCACTTACGATTCGTCGTAAGTGGCTGTTTTTGTTTGGTCGGAGCGAGACGATTCGAACGTCCGACCCCCTGCTCCCAAGTATAAAATTTAATGATTTCAGTAGTATTCACACGCATTCAGTAGCACTCACGCCTTCCCAGTTACCATCCGATTTTACTTGCTTTTTCATCAAATATGTTTTCAAATGCCATCAGTAGATATCACATGCAGCCACATATCAATTAGTACCTAGCTAGTACCTGGAGGACAATATGGCATTCACCGAGCTGTTTATAAAGAACTTAAAGCCTAGGGTCAAGGAGTACTTTGAAAATGACGGTAGAGGGTTCATTGTCAGGGTGCACCCATCCGGAAGCAAGACGTTCTACATCAGGTATTCCTTAGGAGGGAAACAGAGAAAATTATCTCTTGGCGATTACCCGTTCGTGTCATTGGCCGTGGCCAGAGAGAAATACCACGATGCGGTTAAACTAGTTAGACAGGGCATAGACCCTTCAGCTCCTCCTCCTACCCCACCACCAGCTCCAGAAGAAATGACAATCGCCAAAATGTGTAAGGAGTATATGGTGTGGTCCGCGAAACATCATGCAGCCACCTGGAGCTACACCATAGAAAAGACTATAGACAAGCACATAATTCCTACCATTGGGAATAAATTACTTACTGATATAACCAGAAGAGATGCCATAAAGTTTATATCTGATATTGCTACTGACGGTGCTGCCAAGATAGTACATAAGACCATACGGAGCGTATTTCAGTACGCAGCAGACAGGGAGTACATTATAGCCTCCCCCTTCACTCGTTTATCAAAACCTGTTCCGTCCATAGTCCAGAAAGATAGGACAAGGGTTTTAACCCCTACTGAGCTTAAACTTGTGTGGGCTAATATGCTAAAAGGTTACGGCACAGACGAAGTGAGGAATGCAATAAGGATGATCCTGATAACCGCTCAGCGCCCTGGGGAAGTTATTGGTATGCACTCTGATGAGATTGAGGAAGATTGGGATGGAAATAAGTGGTGGACTATTCCTGGGGAACGTACGAAAAACGGCAGTAGCCACATGGTGTATCTATCTCCAATAGCGCTGGAGTTGGTCAGAGATAAGAAAGGTTACATCTTTGCTCCTGCAGGAAGTAAAGCACCTCTGGAAAGACATGCCATGTCCCATCTGGTGGCTCAGGAGATTACGATACTTGAAAACAAGAAAAAGGTAATTGCCAAGGCCAAGTACTACGGACTTCCGCGGTGGACTCCCCATGACTTGAGAAGGACAGCTCGTACTAACTTTTCTCGTTTGGGAGTTCCGTTGCCGGTGGCAGAAGCCATCCTTAACCATGCCAAGGAAGGCATGGTTAAGGTATATGATCTTCACGAATATAAGGATGAGAAGAAGAAGGCTATGCTGATGTGGGATCGGGAGTTGAAGAAGTTGTTTGGCTAAAGCCGAGACATCTTATCGACTTTAATTTGTTTTCCACAATACTTCTGCAACTTATGGTAATCAACTTCGTCCCAGTTGTTAAGATATTTTATAACATACCAAAGCATTTTCTCCACTTCTTTGGTTGATTGACACGACTCAAACCATTGGTCCATTAGTTTGTATATTTGATTATCAGCTATGTCTACATAGAGCATGTAGGTACCTCCTCCAGCGTAGAAGTTGTTCGGTTAAGATACTACTGCCTGTGCTTACAGTTTGAACTTATAATTTCTTGAACAGTTTGTCTGGTAGCCTCTTCCCAAGCTGCTTTAGCATTCTGATACGCTTCAGGCGTAGG